AGATCAAGCGCCAGCGTGATCGTGGTGGCGGTATTGCTCACGCCGCTGGCAATCTTGCCTAGCGTGACCGTTTTGATGTTGCCCGTTTTCTCGCTGAGGTCGGTGGCAACGCGGATGCGGTTGACTTCCCAGTTGGAGTCCGCATCAAATGCAACGCTCTTGTAGCCTTCGGCCAGAGCTGCGCAACCACCAAAGTTCGAGTTGGAGTTGGTGACGGTCAGCTCGCCGCCGTTTTCAACCCAGTGGTGGACGCCTTGGCCGATTGCAAAGACGCTGACCTCTTGGATGATTGCGTCGTTGACGGCGCGGATGTGGAACGAACGCCGCGAGGGCTTCATCCGAACGTTGTCGGGATCCTGCGCGATGTAGTCGTCGTAGTCATCGACCAGCGTCCACGAACCAGAGGAGTATTTCTCCCAGTTGTTCATGTCCCGCTGCAGGGACACGCCCGTGTACTGGGCAACCACCATGGACTTGAAGCCTTGGGCGGCAGCGCCGTTGGCGAAAATGCCGCACAGACCGTAAACAGAACGGTTTGAGCAGTTGTAGATGTAGGGGCTAGCGCTGTTGACCGTGTCAACGGTGTCCGCAGCAGTCGGAGGTTGCGGGCCAGTGATTTGGTACTCAACTTCCCGGCTGTCAGCGTTGGCTTCGCTTAGGCCACCAAGCGTTCCAAGCTGCGCGTAAATCTTTGCGTAGAAGTTATCGAGCTGGGTTTCGCTGGTGAACTGGAAGCAATCCAGCAGGTGGTGACTGGTAGTAGAGCCGGCCTTGTCCTTGAACGTGAAGCCGAAGTAGTAGCCGCCACCAGTGACGTGGAAGATCGAGCGGCGGTTGCTGTAGTCAGCTGCCTCGTCAGTCGGAGATGGGACGAAGTCAGGGCGAATAACGGTTTTCCGCAGATCCAGGCTGATTAGCGAGGCGCCACGCGGAATGATTAGGCCGCCAACAGTGTTGTCGTTGTACTGCTGAAGCTGAGCCGGAGTGGGATTAAAGGTGGCGCTCCACTCGTCGATCGTGCTGGAGCCGGTGCCGTTGTAAACCGTATGGACGCCGGGAGCCAGAATGATCGAAACGAGATCGTCACCTGCTGCGGGGTCGAGCCAACTGCGGCTGGTGATCAGCGCAGCTTCAATGACGGCGCGGTTAATCGTCTTAAAGGGGCGGGCTTCGGTGTATCCACACTCCAGGCGCTGCAGTGTAATGCGGCGTAGTTTCTGGCTTTGAGTGCCGTCGTCAGCACTGGCGTAGTCCCCCGACACAAAAGTGTCGTTACCGATTTGGGGGTTTACGTAAAGGACGTATTGCGCATTCAGCGGGTCATTAACCGTGCCAGCACCAGGCTCAATTTCGGGCTTGCCTCCAAGCTGACGAACCGCGTCGGTCAGCGCGTCAATCTGATCCCGAAAGCCGGACTGGGGAACGTTGATGTCGCCTAGCGACCCGGACTGACCGGCACGGGTGATCTTGGTCACTGGACCACGGTGTTGACTGCTTCGAGCAGTCTAATCTCGCCTGTCGTAACAAAGTTCGCTGTACCAGCGACAATATCTGTGGGTCGGACGTTGACCGCGCTAGCCGTCACGAGTAGCTCGCAGGCATAGTACAAGTCTCCTGGAATCTGGTCAAAAGAACTCTTTGACTCTTTTCCGCGATCGACTAAGTAAAAACGGGCGGAAGCTTTACAACCTTTTTCGGTCATAAGCAATAGCTTCATTAAAGTTGTTCCGTTGTCGTTTTCGTCGTCAAAATTTTTGCGGTCAATTAAAAACTCTGTGCTGCCACCACCGGTAACGAGCGATTTAACCGCTTCACCAAATTTTTCACTAATAGCTGTCGTATCGACGCTGGGAGCGGATAGCTCCAATGACCATTCCCGCATGTCGCAAATTAACTGCCAATACGGTGCTGTTTGACCTGCTGTAGTGCTGCGGGGAAGAACATTTGCGTTTTCGTATTCGTCTGAGTCGTAAACAACTGCTTCGTAAATAGGGGCGTCTTCGCAAACGCTGTCAAGCGTGACAATGTCTTGCGCGTCGCTGAAGGCGTACTCCCCAAAGCTGACGACACAGCGCCAGAAGGCGTTGTTGAAATCTGAGCTGCCGAATGGGGCAAGACCGATCGTGCCGGCGACATTGCCAAACAACGAAACCCTGTCGTTTGGGTTGCCCTCTAGTGCTGCGCCACGGCTGGTGTAAAAGCTGCCGCCACCTAGCTCGTCAATGTGAATCCAGTATTCGCCGTCGCTGCAATCTTGGATGGTCTCACCGCCGGAAACGTCACCGGGGCGTGCATAAAACTGCGCAGCATCCGCTTCCTGTCCGTCGGGGTATGCCTGCGTTCCAGTCTTGTAAAAAGTATCCGTAAAGTCGGTGATATGGGTCCGATTTGGACCTTGGTAATACTGGCTGTAGTAGTACATCCCATACCCATCAGGGTTGGGAGGAAATGTTCCAGTGCCGTGGGGCAGGCAGGAAACAATAACTTTGTCCCCGGACCAGTAGCCAGGACAAATACTGCCGACCGCATTTCGTGCTCCATCGACTGCAGACGAGTCGATCAGACATGCATCGGGTGCTTCACGCTTTAGATAAAGCTTGCCGCCAACACCAAGGACAGCCATCAGAAAGCTCCGGTAGGTTTACCAGATACTTGGAAACTAACGCTGACGGCTTGCACGCTACCCACGCTGACGCTGGGACTCACGCTGGTTAAAAACCCAGTGCAGAAAAAGGATCTGTTGTCGTGGCGATTAAAAACAAAATCTGCAGTTTCCGTGTTGCTGCTGTTCTCAAGAATCGAGTTTAAGAACGCAGAAGCATCGACATTTGCAGGGTCGTACAGCACTGTCGCGCTGCCAGTTGTGCCACGCAGCCCTTGGACGTAAGTCCGGTCGTAATCACCTAAACCCGTATCTTCAAGAGCATCCTTGGTGATCGTGATGCTCCAGTCGCGCACCTTGCCAACAATGGCACCTTGATACCTGAGTTGTCCGTCAGCTCCGGTAAGAACCATGATCAGGCATCCAAAGTGGCAACAAGTCTGACTTGTACCCTAGAGCGTCCAGGGAACAATGATTCGACTGAGGGCATCTCTGCCCACCGCCAGTTTAAGTACGTCGGAATAATTGCAGTCAAATCGCTTGGGGCACCGGCAAAGACGCTGTCGGGAAGGGTCATGCTGTACGCGCCACCTTTGGATTCATGCCAGCTCTCCATTAGTGCCGTGGTGCCGGCGTCGTTCGCAACAAAATCCAGCTGCAACGTCGCGTCGAAAGCGCGACTGCCGTACAGACGGGTGGAGCTGGCGCCGTTGAGCGCCTCGAACTTTTTGATCGGATACCGACCGGGGCTAAACGTACGCCGGGTCGGGGACAGCGCTGGGAAAGTAACCGTCATAGCTCGCCCTGAATAACCCAGTTACTGGACTCGTTCCAGTCCTTGGTAAGCAGGCTAAATCCATTGGAGTCTGTTGGGAAGAACGTAGCCTCAACCTCGATATTTCCTTCTTCATCGAAACTTACCGACTGCGTTTTGTACGTCTGCGTGTCGGTGGTGCTGTTCTTGACGCAGAAAACAGCGTTTCTGTAAACGCTGCTTTTGCCTTTCTTGATTTCGAGCTGCACTTGCTGGACGTTGTCAGTTGTGCCGTCCCAGAGCAGACAGGTGTAGTTGCCGTCGGCAAGCTCGGGCCAAGAGGTGATGGTCCCGTCGTCCGCAATCGCGCCGTTAGCGGGCTGGTTGTAGGTGACTGTCTCCAGTCCCAGCTTGAAGACGCTGCCGATGTCGAGCGATGCCTCAGCCGGCGTGGTTTTGAATTTGATCGAGTGAGTGACTAGACGCCGGCGGCGTAGTTCCCACTTCGCCCGGTCGATGGCATGTTTTTGGCTGGTGCAGTAGTCGCTTAGGTCGATCTGTTCCAGTGGGGCATCTTCATCGACGCCGGTCTCGCGCACCGTCACCTCGCGGACAACCGGGAACAGACCACGGCTCACCGTGTTCGACGACTCTTTTTCCTGACGCCATTTCACCGAAACCCGCACTGGAACACGATCCTGCAGATCGGCGTAGGACATCTCAAACGAATCGCTCAAAATGTTGCCAGCAGTAAATAAACCGCTGATTGTTTCTGGTCCGCTAAACGTGGCAACTTGCTGCAGTGCAAACTTGCCGTTGCGCACCACTAGATCCAGCAAGTAGTCGTTGGCAACCTTGGCGCCCCAGCTGCGGATGTTGATGCGCTCTGAAATGGCGCCATCGAAGAAATACCGGCGAGCGTAAGTCCATGCAGTGGCTGTATTAAAGCTGTCGAGATCAACCTGCTCAGCATTGAGCACTTTGCCGGTGCCGTAGCGATCGTTGGTCATCAGGTCGTACAGCACATCCGGGAAATTACTGGTCGCCCCAATTCCCTCGTTGACATAGACGCTGAACTGGTTCAGCCGACTGATCTCGGTGCTGCTGCGGATGTTGACTCCGACAATCGCCATGTTGTCGTACAGCGGTTCAGTCGAGTTTTCGGCAATCGTATTGATGTAAACCACCTGATGCTCAGGTTGGCTGGCGCTGCTGGTTACCTCGTTGTAAATAAACGATTCGGCCAAACGAGCGTATTCATCTGCATAAAAGGTGCCGTCGTCGAAATTTGGCCCCAGCGATTGACCGTCAGGTGTGGTCAGACTTGGAACGCTGAAGGATCCTGCGTTCCGAGCGACAGAAACTCCGGTAAAACGAACTGTCACATCGCCACTTGTGACAGTTCGGACCGTGTTGATATGCGGGTCCATCACTTCCAAGTCGCCTTGAGCGATGTTGTTACGGACCTCCCAGCTGCTAACTGGCGTCAGGCGAACTTCCCAACGGCTGGCGCTGGGGAACTCAAAACGCAGATAGTTGTACAAGGCGACTCCGGTGGCGCTGCGGACACCGAAAAGTTGCTCCAAATCGGTAAAAGCGTCGTCGGTTCCAGCGATTCGGTAGGCGACGCGGAAAAAGCTATAGCGAGTGTCGGGACTGCTATAAGTGCCGCTTTGGAAAATGATCGCCTCAATGTTGTTGGCGTTTTGGCCGTTGTAGTTGAAGCAGGCTTCGTTATCGCAGCGGGTGTAGCTGTGAGCGTCCCGGAAGTTGGCTAGACCGCTGATCTGGAGTTGCACGTTGCTGCGCAAGCCCACCTCGACAACACGGGCCTCGCGGTCGGTTGAGAAAACAGCTTCCGCAAACTTGTAAATATGGCTGCCGCTCGTGGCGTTCTTGCCGCCGTCGCCCTCAATCGTGCCTTGGCTGTAAATGTTCGCTTGACCTGCGCGAACAATTTCAAATGTCGCGGTAATTGGTTGTGAAGCACCAGTGCCGCTGTTGTCCACCTCGGAAACAAATGCGGCTTCTGTTCGAGCTGTGCAAATTGCCACTGCACTGCCCACTCGGTACAGCTCGCCCAAACTGATGCCTTCGTCGTAACTGCGTTGGCGGCCAGCAACGGATTGAGCAACGTCGCTGCAGGTTTCTTCGCCGTCTGCGCCGTTTGGGTTGACTTGCGTAAAAGTTCGATCTTTATCGCTGCTGGCATAGATCGTGTAGGTGACCGTGTCGCCCACAGCTAACGGAGTAATGCCTTCAGTACCAACAAGTCCTGCACGCCCGGCAAACGTGACGTTTTGCTTGTCGCGCTGGGCTTGGGCCTGCCAGTCGTTAGGGCAACGGACGTTGTTGTTGTTATCTGGCTGGAGCTGGACAGCAGGACGGAAGACCGGGTTGACCTTGAAACCGAAGTTGTTACCGATGAAGTTGTGGACGCCAAACGTTGTTTGGTTCGATGGCGTGCTCGTAAAACAGAAATCCGAAGCAAAAGCATCGCCAGGACCACGCACCTGAAAAACATCAGTGCCGCCGTCGTTTTCGGCGTTGCCGAGATCGTTGGCCGGAAGCTGGCCGGCAATGTGGTCCGCCGCAGTTAAACGACCACCGTCAGGGCGGTAGTAGATGGAGATGCGACCGTGGTCCGTAATTGCCAGGTCGTAGTTGTTAATTAGGTTGTTGCCAACTGCGAATTGGGTTGGATCCAGCTCGCCTACGCTTCCTTCGCTAACAAGAAACATACTGCGCAAAAGTTGGCCGCCACCAACGCTGTAGATTTGGCTCCAAAGCAAGTTGGTGTTGACGCGGAAGCCGCCGTAGCTAACGCCATCAATCGTCTGCCGGTTGGCATACACCAGCGGAATGACACTGCCTAGCTCAACAACGTTTTGGACGGAGTCAAAACCAGCCTTTGGTGTATAGCGAGCACCGTTGACGATGTTCTGCCCTTGGACCGTGTTGGTGGTGATCTGTGCCTGTTGGGGCGTTCTGGGCCTAGGAGTTAAAAGTGTGCCCACATAAGTGAGGGCGGCACCAATAACTAAGTTGATCAGAATTATTTCAAAACCACTGAGATTGACAATCGTCCCAGGTTCGATTCGGCTATAGCGCTGAATGTCACGAACAAATTGGCGATATTCGCTTTCGTTGAGGCCGGTGATCGCCATGATCTCCCGGTCCTGAGGCAACAGGACAATGCGGTCAGCGCCTTTAGGAGAAAGAGTCATTGCAGTGAAATTTCCCCAGTAGTGGGTAGAGCACCAACCAGTTGCTGCGTTAGAGAACGACGTGGAGCGTTCTCGCGGACGGCATCAAGGGGGCTGCCTAATCGTACCGACAGTCGAGAGTTGTCATGCTCCAAGCCGGTTACTGCGTAGACCTCTTCGCTGTAGGTCGAGCTTTCAACCAATGTGTCTGGGTCGAGCCAAACCGTGCGCAACTTAATCAGCCAGCGATCGGTTACAGCTTGGGTAAAAATTGTTAAGCCCAAGCTATTCAGCGCAAACACAAGGTTGGCGCTGATATTGGCAGCTTCCAAATCCAATGTGCCGCCGCTAAATCCAAATGCGGCAAATGTGTAGTTTTGCCCGTCGTACGTCCGCGTGTCGCCGTGGAAGAAATTCTGGAAGCGATAGCCGGTGTCGCTTCCGTTCGCGTTCAGCAGGCGGATGTAGGTGCCAATCGCAAGCATCAGCGCATACCCAGCGAGGCACGAGTGGAGGGCTTGTTACGCATGTCGGCAAAGACCTGTGCCCGGGCTTGCTTGGCGCTTGTCGCCGCAATCTGGGCCACCTGATCCACCGTCGCGTACTCCACATTATTGATCACCTCAGTCTGGATCAGCATTGAGCCGCCCGCACCAGTCAGCATCGTCTGGCGCTCGCGCTCCATCACGCGCTCGCGGGTGTAGCTGCTGCTAACCGCCAGTGCCTGTGCGTTTTCCTCAAAAGCGCCCGAGCTGGAGGTGCCGCCCTTGTTTAGTGCAGCGCGGGTGGCGGCAAAGATGTCGTTGGGAACGATGGCACCTTGGCGACCGGGGACAAACAGCTCGGGGCCGTTCTCTCCAACCAAGCTGGCTTGGCCGACTGGCGGGTAGCCGCCGTTAGCAAACTTGTAAGGACCCGCCCCGCTAAAGACGCCTTCACCGGCTAAGGTGCCTTCCATTTCAAAACCGGGAAGACCGCCGCCGCCACCGCCAGCACCGCCAATGACGCCCTTGAGGATGCTCAGGATCAGCTGCTGGGCCAGCATCTGGGTGGCCATGTCGATAAACGCCTTGCCGATGTTTAGGAACATCTGCGAGAACGCCTCCTCAACAGTCGTCGTGCCAGTGATGATGCCGGTAATGGCGCTGCTCATCGCAGTGCTCAGCTCGCTCTCAATCGTTTGAGCGAGCTGGACAACCTTGCCTTCGGTGTCGTTGAGGGACTTCTCCAAGTCCGTCATGTACTTCTGCAGTGGGCGCTGCTGGGCCTGGCGGCGCTTGGTCTGCTCAGCAATCTGGTTGACTTGCGCAGGCGTAAAACCTTGGCCTTTGGCTTTGCGGATTGCCTCCTCTAGTTCCAGCTGCTCGCGTTTTTCACGCGTAACGGCGCCTTCGTACTCGATTTGGTAGGTAAGAGCGGCGAGCGTGTCGTCAAATAGCTCTTGGCGGCGCTGTTCGATTTGCGCAATGTCTTGCGCGGTCTCTTGGCGAATAAGGTCGGCTTTGGCCTGCGCTCCTTTTGCAATAGCCAGCTGCACAGATGTGTTTTTCTCTAGCTCCAGCTGTTTCGCGGTCTGGACGCCAAGCTCAGCGAGCTGCTGCTCACCTTGAAGCTCTCGAACGAGTGCAGAATCTTTGGCAAGCTCGGCTGCGGCAATTTTTGCGGAAAACTCGCTTTGACGCTGGATTTCAAGCGTCACAGCACGTTGCTGGATAAGCGCCTTGGCGACGCGCTCCTCCTCACGCTCTGCAGCAGATTTGCCAGTGCGGCCCTTACGAACTTTAGGTGGCGTAATAGTTTGAGTATCTTCAAATGTTGTCAAGCCGGTAACTTTTGGAGCAATACCTTCTTTCTCTGCACGCGCCAATGCGCGGCGTTGTACGTCGGTTGTTAAACCACCTGCGACAAATTCAGTTCCGCCGCCCCGAACATTTCTTCTTTTTCCTCCTCGCTCTTCAGCGACAATTTCAGCAAAACGTGTAGCTTGTTTTCCCTCTAATGATCCCTCAAAAGAACGAAATTGAACATTGGTAGTAACTGAACCAAGAGCTTTGTTAATAAACCTCAAGAAATCAGATAACGGACCGGCTACAAATGCGCTTAGCTGCGTAAACAGCAGATTTACTAAGCGTGTAAATTCCTGTGTTTCTTTACCTGCATCCTGTAAAGCAACAACTCCCTGACTTCCAATTTGTTTGGCTAAATCGCTAGTAAGAAGTGTAGCAAGTTCTTGAACTTTACCCTGCTCCTCCAGTGCATAGGCAAGTTTTTTAACTTCCTCACTGCTAAACAAAGATTTATCTTTAACAAGCTCAAACGTGCCGGCTGCTGATGTAAGTGCTACGCCTGTTTTGGCAACCTCGGCAACAAAAGTATCAATCTGCTGGCCGACTGAGCTAAGGGCAATCTGAGCAGCAAAACCGGCTGGACCACCGACCAAACCGCCAGCAGCGCCACCAAGAACTGCGCCAGGGCCACCACCAAACAACAGGGGGAAGCCAGCGCCAAGTGCCACGCCAGATGCCTGCTGGCGCCTGCGTGCACGCCGGGCGGCCAAAAATGCAGGGCTACCAGGAATGTTTTCTGCGCCGCCGATGGGGCTAAACCTTCCGGCAGTTAGTGCACCTTGTTTAGATATGCGAAGTTCTCGTTCTGTTATTTCAAGAGCTTCGCGTTTTAAGTTTGTAAGTTCTGCTTGTTCTCTGACTGCATCCGATATTGCGACTACTGAACGGGTTTCTAATCGCTGCAGGTTGGCGGCTAAACCAGAAAGCTCACGGCGTGTTTTTAATGTGCGTTCAATGATCCGCTGCTTTTGTGCTGCGGCCTCTAAACCTTTCTGCTCCTCGCGGAGAGTAGGAAGTGCAACAGGGAAACCCATTGCGCCAGTGCCTGCAAGAGGACCTTGCTGAAGAGCACCTGACTTACCAGCAAGAAACTGGGATTTGCGAACCTGCTGATCAAGAAGGTCAAGAACTTCTCTAGTCCCTTGAACAAGGTTCTGCTGGCTCTGTAATTTTTCGTTTGCTATCTGTGCACTTTTTTGCTCAAGGCGCAGAAGACCTTCCTGTAGCTGAATCTCTTCTTTTTTCTGCTGCAGCGAGCGGCGAATGCGCTCTTCTACAGGAGATTTTTGGCCTGCAAGAGTTCCGACCGGTGATGCAGGTCCAGGGCCGATTGGTCCGCCGTACTGAGTACGTTCGCGAATGCCAGCGCGGGCAAGCTTTGCTACACGCTCTTGCTCATTTACTTCTTTAAGTAAAGCAACACGCTCTTCTAAGCCGGCGTTTAGCTGGCGCGTCGCAGCTGCATAATTCTTAGCGGCAAGAGTGGCTTCTTGTGTCCCTAACGCAGCAGATTCAAATGCCCGAGCGGCTTGATTTACGGTTTGTTGTAAATTATTGATGCTTCGTACAACGCCGCCGGCGCCGATGTTTTCCAAATAGTTATTAAGGCTGTCGGCAAGTTTGGACGTTGCCGCAATCTCGTCCTTAAGCCGCTTTAGCTGTTGAGCGCCCCTTACAGCGATTTCAATGTCCGCTCTGTAAGCCACTGCGCTACGTCACGTTCCGATACTGCAGTTTACGCACGAAAAAGCCGCCGACTAGCGGCGGCGCTTCGCTTTCTCCATTTCCGCTTTCTGATCCTCGTTGAGTATCTGGAAATAGGTGCTCCAGCCGATCAGCTCTTCGACTGTCATCCGAGACCGAACTTCGCCGAGAGTGAGTCCCAGCTCCTTGGCTACGCCAAATTGGAGCATGAGCCAGTTGTCTTTGCGAAGTTCGGCGACTAGTTTTTTGGATCGATCGGCTCGTCGTCGTCGGTGATGACGGCAAGCATCAGGGCTTGGAGATCCTTGTCCTTGACCTCGTTTTTAAGAACGTCGATCTCGCCAGCGGCAAAGAGCTTGTTGCCGTTCTCGTCTAGGGCTTTGGAAAGCAGTAGCTGCAGTGCAAAAGCGTTGGCGTCGTCAGACTTAGCCTGCTTTTGAGCACGCTCGCGTTCTGCTGCGGTCAGTGGGGTGACCCACATTTCAAATTCGCTGCCGTCGGACAGGACAACAACTTTCTTTTTGGGCTCCAGGTTGGCCGCCTTTTTTAGGCGATCAATGGCGCGAATTGGAACAGGCATAAACCAGCTGAGGTTTGGTTCTACTGTAGCGGACTAGAAACAATAAAAAACCCCCGGTTTGAGGCCGGGGGTTTGATGCGCTACACCGCTTGCACGCTATCAGGCAGAAGTGCTGAAGTCGAAGGTGGGGGTGCCAGCAGGACGGAAGTTCACAGTCACGGACTGGGCGTCGTCGGGGTTGATGTTCAGGCTGGCCGAAGTCAGCACGGCATCAAATGCGATAGAACGGCTGAGGCTATCGCTCAGGGTGCCACCGCTAAACACGCGATCGGTGTACAGCTTGAAGGCGGCGCCGGTTTGCTGGCGCTGCAGCACGTCTTCCACCATCCGGTTGGACAGTGCAGCGTCTTCGTTGGTCATGTACACAGTGGCGGTGCCGGTGCCATCGCCGAAGCCAGAGATGTAGCTGCGGAAAGGCACGTACTGGCCGGGGGTTTGGCCAATGGTGGTGACGTCGATTTCAGCGCGGCTGATCTCGAAGCTCCAGTCGCGGACTTGGCCGACCACAGCGAATTCGGCGTATGCAACCTGGAATTCGTTGGGGGCAGCTGCGGTGCCGTCGTCGGTGATGTCAACAGCAGTGCCGCCAGCGGTTGCAGAAACCTGCAGAGCACCGGTGTTGGCGGTGTAGCTGATCACGTAGTAGGTCGTGCCAGCGGAAAGGCCGGCGGGCAGGGTGCCAGTGCCGGAACCACCGGTCTGGCTGTTGATCACGCTGAACTGGACGGGATCACCAACCTTGAAGTTGAGATAGGTCTCAACCGTGATGGTGTCAGTACCGATGTTTACGCCAGACTCGCCGAAAGATCCGGTGGTTCCAGCGGGTTTGTAGTAGAGGGCGCCGGACGTGCCGGACAGAACGGTGGTGGCCATTGGCTTACCAAAGACGACTTGTGGGCGGGCACTGCC